ATGGATACGCACAGAGATTCTGCATAAGTCAGACAAAGTGTATAGCCCACGCTTCTATCCTAAAGATGATAACTATAACCCATTCTTATCGAGTCACTTACATAGTAGTTATCAAAACAAATATCTCGACCCGGACTTCCAAGCCCGAATCGGTCGAGGCAAACCAGATTGGTGGATACAACGATACTTACACGGAAGTTTTGATTATGCCGAAGGTCTCGTCTATCCGATGGGTGTCGACCATATTGTTGACCCATTCATTATCCCACCGAACTGGAAACATATCTTTGGCGTTGACTTTGGACTTCGTGACCCGACCGTAATGTTAGCGGCGGCGATTGACCCCGTGACCGGGGAGGTACATATTTACAACGAGCACTATGCAAGTGAAAAACCGGTACAGTACCACGCAAAGAAAATGAAAGAGATGCTAGCAGAAGTGACACCAGGAATGATACGCGGAATGCCTGTCGCGGACCCGAAGGGTCAAAACCGAGGCGCAGACTTTAGAAGTTACTTTGGACATTACCAAGAATATGGGTTGTTCTTCAAAGGCGGTAACAACAAACTAGAGTCTGGACTAATGAAAGTGTTTACCTATTTTGAATTAGGTAAATTAAAAATACATTCGAACTGCAGTAATGTGATTCGAGAGTTAAGGGAATATAAATATAGACCAACCGAACTCAGTCAAGATAAGAACCGAGGGGAGAAACCGATTGACGCAAACAACCACACGATGGATGCACTGAGATATATTATCCAAGAGCTACCTGATGACCCAGACAAAGTGGTGAACGCCGTATACTTCTTAGATACAAACACATACAACTATCGCAGTCAAGACGAACTACCGTGGGAACTTAGAGACAATGTTGAAGTGACTGAACAAGATTGGTATAAAGATTATGGAGGGGGAGAATGAAAACAATGAACAGTCGTTTAGCGATTTCCATTGTAATGGAAGCGCAGAAGACGAAACAAGCAGTGTATCTTAAAAGAGGATACATACAGGTAGACGCAAAGTCTATCTTAGGAGTAATGTCACTCGTAGACATAGATAACATCGATGTTGTGACAAATGACGCACACGCTATGGAAGCTATCTATAGTTTGTTAGAGGAGGCGTAGAATGAATGAACAACTTTTTTATTGGCTTTCTTTTTGTATTATATTTTTATTCGGTATTCTTCTTGGCGGGTTTATTGCTGCTAAGTTTGAAGTCTTTGTTAAGGTTTCTAGGAAACAGGATTATGAAGAAAAAGTGAAAGAGTTAGATAGAATGATGGAAGATTGGAAGAAGAAGATGACCACAGAGGAAACAATGGCAGACAAAATCAAAGCGTTTGAATTGTTCCCTGAAGATATTAAGCGGGACTTTGGCCTCCCGAGGGAGTTGAAATAATATGCCAGCAAAGAAAGACCCTCGCCTTGCGCGAGCAGGGGTTTCGGGATTCAACAAACCGAAACGCACACCCTCACATCCTAAGAAGTCACATATTGTTGTAGCTAAAAGTGGAGAGCAAGTAAAGACAATCAGATTCGGACAGCAAGGTGTATCAACAGCAGGTAAGAAGATGGACAAGAAATCAAAGGCGAGAAGAAAATCATTTAAGGCACGCCACGGTAAGAATATTGCAAAAGGTAAAATGAGTGCAGCTTACTGGGCAGATAAGGTGAAATGGTAATGGCTAAGAAAGGATTATACGCGAATATACACGCGAAGAGAAAACGCATTAAGGCAGGCAGCGGAGAGAAGATGAGAAAACCAGGAAGTAAAGGTGCGCCTACGGCAGCCAACTTCAAACGCGCAGCGAAGACTGCGAAGAAACCTAGAGGAGGTAAACGATAATGCCAGCAGGAGTCGGATACAAGAAGGGTAAGTCAAAAGCTAAAATGCCTAAAGCAGTTTTAGCAGGATTCAAAAAGAAGAAGAAAAAGAAATGAGGTGAGTAAGATGCAACCAGATTTTAGTAAAATGGCGCAAGGCCAAGCAAAACCAACTGAAGAGGTTACCCAAGAAGATAACAACGAAGCAGCAGCTTTTATGAAATCATTACCTACAATGAAAAAGATGGGTGAAGCAGGTTTGCCAACAGGTGATTCAAGAGAAGAACAAAAACAAAGATTACTATCAATGTTAGAGTCATTAGGTTTAATGGCAATGTTTGAAACACCAGCAAAACAACAAGAGCTTGCAGCGAATATAGATGCTTTGATAACAGCAATGGAAAACGAAGATGTTGAAGCGATTACATCCAATCCAATTATGATATTAATTGAAGAAGCAACATCAAAACAACAACCACAAGCAGCAGCAGCGCCGACAAACTTTGCGGGTATGGTGCCACCAGGGGGTGGTATGAGTGGACGCTAGAGACATATGGCAAAAAGCTAGAGAAGCAATTGACTATCGCAGACAAGCGAAAGATAGTTTATGGATAGAGCTTGACGCATTTGATAGAGGAGAACAGTGGACACAGAAAGGTGTGATGCCTTCCTGGATTCCGCGACCATCATCTAATTATATTAATAAAGTTAAGCGATATAAGACAGGTAGTTTAGTTTTAGATAACTATATGGGCGAGTTGAAACCACTCGCACCAGAGAATGAACCACAAATATGGATGTTACAACGCTTTTACGAACAGCTATGGGACAAATTAAATGTTAAATACCATATGCTAGACGCAGTACGCACATCCAGACTACTTGGGACAGGGATATTATATGTAGGTTGGGACGAAAACTACATAGGAGGAACCAGAGGACACCTTTTCCAAGGGGAGATATTAGTAAAAGAGATAGAACCATCCACATTTTTCATCGACCCAGCAGCATTTGAGTTGGAAGAAGCGATGTATTGTGGTACTTTTGTCCGTACAACGATGGAACAGTTGATGGCAGACCCGTCAATTGAAGACAAAATGAAGAAAAAGTTTGCAAAAAACCGTAAAGAGAGTGGTTATGGTATGCAAAGTGAGCAAGATAGAGGGGAAATCTACGCAAATCGTGATTATTCTAGCTATCAAGACCACATTGTAGACCTCATTACCTACTATTACAAGGTTCCACAGGAAGAAGGCTTTACAATTAATGTATGTACGGTAGCAGACGGTATAAAAATTAAAGAAGTAGAGGGTATACAGCCAAATCTTTTCCCATTTGTCATCTTACGCCAGCACAAACAGCGTCAAGACTTCTGGGGAGCGAGTGATGCGCAACTTATTCTACCAAATGTTAAGATGATTAACAAAGTACAGTCAATTATTGGTACACTTGCAACCTTATATCAGAATCCACAGAAGATTGTGTACGAAGGTGCGGGTATTGACCCAAGAATTGTATCGAAATACGGTAATGCGTTCGGGTTAGTGTTCTTATCTAAGACACCAGACCTAGCAAATGTCATTCGTAATGTCGATGTCGCTGATATACCGATGACATTAATGAATTATATCGAGTTTTTGAAGCGAGACATTGAAGAATTTACAGGTATGACTGAATTTGCTACAGGTAAACGCGCAGGTTCGGTACAAACAGCAGGTGGTGTACAGTCAATGATTGAGCGTAGCTTAGTTGGTGACCAAGATGAGTACACATTGTTTGAAAGATTTGTAGAAAAACTAACTTATCTATTATTATCTAACGCAATCGAGTATTATACAGACAATCGTGTCGTTCGTATGCGTGATATTAATCCAAATAGCGATGCAGAGTATGAATACATACCGTTTAAGTCCGAAGAGTTTGCTGATTTAGCGTGGGACTTTAGCTTAGATATCGTTAAAAAGATAAGACATAATGAACAAACCAAACAAGAAACAATGAGAATGTTGTCTGAATGGCAGTTACAATACAGTCCAGGACTACAGATTGTGACACCAGAAGACATCGTCAAAGCATTTAATCCACCGAACAGGGATGCAATATTAGAAAGATTAACACAAGAGAAGCAACAAAAATCTTATGATACAGCAGCACAGGTGGTACAAGAAGTGGTACAAGCACTTGATAATGGGTATGACCCAGAGATGGTAGCTGAAATAGTTTACAATGTACTCAACCCACAAGAACAAAAATTGGGAGATGTACAGAAAAGACAAGAAGGCATTAGTAATAATTAAAAAAAATAAGAATAATAAAGGTGACCGGGGAGTGTGGATTCCGACCCACATAACAGCGAGTAGCCATTTCCCAACGCTTTAGGTAGTCGTCACCCTAGAGTTCTCAAGACGGAGGAGAGAATATGAATAAACAAAGTATAGACATCGAAGCGATTGAAAAAGAGCTCGATGCACAGTTTTCTGCGGAACCAGAAGCGGAAGTAGAAACTACCGAAGAGGTTTCTGAAACACAGGAACAAGAACCTGAGGTCCAAAGCGACCCTGAAGAAAATGTAGAAACAGTCGATGAAGATTCTACAGAAGAGGAAGAAGAAGCAGTTAACGACCCTGATGAACATAAGCGTAATGAAGCGTTTAAGAATCTAAGGGAAGAGCGTGATAAACTAGCAGAGTCTGACAAGTTTTTATCTGAGCTAGCTACTCAATATGGACTTACAAAAGAGGAACTAATTAAACGCTACAAAGATGAAGCTGACAAAAAGAAAGCTGAAAAAGAAGGGATGACACCCGAGCAATATAAGAAGATGAACGAGCTTCAAAAAGAAGTCGAA